CCGAACGAGTAACGCTCACGCGCCTTGTAGCGCATGTTGCCCGTGTCGAAGTCAGCTTCCATGCCAGTCGAGAGCGGGGTGCGCTCGAAGTGGATGAAGCCACGCGGAGCGTCCGTCTTGATGAAGTACGCATCCGGGTCGGTCAGGAAGTCGTTGACGGCATAGCCTTCCGGCAGCATGCCCATCGAACGGATGGCGTTCACATCGTTGTCGGCGGTGCCAACGCGGAGGTTCGAAACCATCAGGCGCTCAGCGACAAACTGCAGCTGGCGAGGAATCACCAACTTCAGGCCGCGGAGAGCCACTTTCAGACCACGTTCGTCCACGAACCCGGCGATGCTGATCAGAGCGTCCTCGAGCGAGGTTTCGTTCAGGTCGGCATCGGTGGTGGTCTTCTTGGCGAAGGTCGAGCCGTTCACCAGCGGGTGGTTGGTGGCGCAGAGAGCCACGCCGTCACCGCCAGCCGAAGCACCGCCGGTGAAGGCGTTGTTCAGAATGGCAGCGGCTTTCACCTGCTTGGTGTGAGCCATCGAGCGGGCGAGGGCACGGGTGTAACGGCTGCCGAGGCGGTCGTACAGGTTGTCCTCGATGGCTTCCTCGGTGATCGAGAAGGCCAGCGCGATGGTCTCGTGGTTGTACCGAGCGGTGTAGGCTTCCTGAGCATCGTCATACGAGATGCCCGAGCCTTCCGATTTGGTCGGTGCTGCGCCGAAGCCGGACAGCATAACCTCTTCCTCGAATGCACGATCCGAGGACTCGGTGGTGAAGATTTCAGCATGCTGGTTTTCATACCGAGCATACTCCATGCCGAAGAGAGCATTGAGACCGGGCTCAAGCTCTTTCGCAAGTTGTGCGCGCGAAATTGCCATGGGTCAGTCTCCTTATGCCACCGTACCTTCAGAATTCGCCTGAAGGAGTGCATGGTTGTTGAACATCACGATCATCTGGATGCCAGCTGCCGCGTAGTCTTGGTTCGTCGGATCGTCGTAGATACCGACAATCTTCAGAGGCAGAGACTCGTTGGCTGCGTCCAGAGTAGCGACATCCATCCGCGCCGAGGACACGCCCGTGGTGGTCGAGCCCGAAGTGCCCGAGTCAAACTGGGTGTTCTCGAAGATGGCCGCCCGCGCAGTGGCGCGGTTGGTGAAGGTCGCGTCAGTCGCGATAACGAAGCGCTGGGTCGGGTTGTCATACACGTACCCGACGATGTCGAAGTTCGTGTTCGCGCCCGAGCCGGGCCAGTAGTTGGACCAAGTCTTTTTCCCGGTCACAGAAGAGACGTACTCACAGCCGTTGAATGCGCCGAGATGCTTATAGGTGTCGCCCGAGGCCGAACCAGTGATGGCAATCGTGCCACCGTTGGTCGCGATAACAGGGGACCCATTGTAGATCGCGGAAGCATCAGAAGCAATGAAGTACGCATTGGCACCTTGGCTGTTGGGCGCGCCACCAGCAAGGTTGATCGGGCGAAGCCCGAACGCACCAGTCGTATTCGGCATAATTGTTGCTCCTTATCAGTCGGACTTTTTACGTCCGCCAAACGATACCCGACTCTGCCGTTGTTGATTGATCGGCATCGACGGATGTTGCTCCTTCATGAGGTCCTGATCAACAGCATCCATTTGTTCGCGGGTCCGGCCCCCGTAATACGCGGTTCTTTCTTGGGCTGTCTCGACAGGCACACGAGTGAGAATCAAGCCACCGTTTCCGATGACACCGGCATGCTTGCCGTCCTCAATCGTGGGTGCTTGGTACCCCGGATGCTCATCCGCCCGGACGGGCTCATAGCCCTGACGCAGTCGGTTGAACACGTTACCCTTGTCCTCTTCGCCTCGAATCGAGGCACGAACCCAGCGATGCTTATACCCTTCGGGTGCAGGCGGGGCGTCGAGGACACTGGGCGGAGCCCAAGGCTTGCGGCGCGATTCCGAGTCGCGAGTTGCGCTTTCGCGCGGGGTTCTGTCGGTCATGATCTCACTCCTTCACGTATTTCGCGTATTCTTCCAGCGGAACATTAAGACGTTTCGCCATGGCGACCTGAGAAGCGGTGAGCTTCACCGACCTGCGCCCCTGAACAGCAGCCTTAGATGCACTCGACGCGGCAGAGGCGACCCGAGCCGGTGCGGCTGTTTTTGTCGTCTGGAACCTGTTCGGGAACTCCCGACGGATTCGACGATCAATTTCACTATAGTACTCATCGGACGTTGGGTCAAACCCCTCGTCTTCGACCAGAGTGCTGTGCAACGCCATTGCAGCAGCGGTCAG